AACAGCTTTATATTTGGGATGGTGCAGCTTGGCAACAAGCCGCTTTCTCTGCCTCAGGTACAGTACTATCATTCAATACAAGAGATGGAGCTGTAACACTTTCTAGTGCTGATGTTACAAATGCTTTAACATACACTCCTGCTGATGTAGCAAACTTAGGTTCTATAGCTTCTCAAAATGCTAACAATGTTACTATTACTGGTGGTTCTATTGTTGGTATGGCTTCTCCTACAACAGGAAATGAAGTTGCCACTAAAGATTATGTAGATAATGCTGTTACTGGTTTAGTTTGGAAAGCTCAAGCTAACTTATTAGAAGATTCAAATATTGCTTTATCAGGCACTACAGGTACTTTAGTTATTGATAGTCATGCTGCATTAGTTACTGCAGATGATGGCTATCGAATCTTATTAACAGGACAGTCAACAGATTCAGAAAATGGTATCTATCAGTATAATGATGATGGAGCTAACTACACATTAACACGACCTACTGATGCAGATGCTTATACAGAATTAGAAGGTGCTACAATCTTTATTGTAGAAGGTACTGTATATGGTGCTACTGGTTGGACTCAAACTAACTATGCACTAACAGACTTTACTGGTCAAACATGGGTACAGTTTGCAGGTGCAGGTACTTATGCTGCAGGATTTGGTTTAACACTAACAGGTAATGTTTTTGCTGTAGATGTTGCTACTCTTTTATCAGGAGCTATTGGTACTAGTGTACAAGCATGGGATGCAGGACTAGATGATATTGCAGCCCTTACACCAACCGATAGTAACTTTATTGTAGGTGATGGTGCTAACTGGGTAGCAGAAACAGGAGCAACTGCAAGAACCTCTTTAGGTCTTGGAGCTCTTGCTACATTAAGTACAGTAGGTGCTGCACAAATAGATACAAATGCTGTTACTTCAGCTAAAATTGCTGCTAACGCAGTAACTGCAGATGAACTTAATGTAACAGGTAATGGAACTGCTGGACAATACTTAGGCTCTGATGGTGATGGTTCATTTACTTGGACAACTATCTCTGCTGACCCAACAATGGGTGGAGACTTAACAGGTACAGCTTCTAATGCTCAAATTGCTGCAGGAGCTGTAGGTACTACTGAGTTAGCTACTAATGCAGTTACCGCAGATAAGATTACTGCTGCTACAATTACTGGTGATAAACTTGCTAATGATACAATTACTGCAACTCAAATTGCAGCAAATGCTGTTGGAGCTTCTGAAATAAACGTTACTGGAAATGGTACAGCAGGTCAGTTCTTATCTTCAGATGGAGATGGAACAATGACTTGGGCTGATGCAGGAGGTGGTTTTGATTCAGGTACTAGAATGGCTTTTAACCAAACAGCAGCTCCTACTGGATGGACTAAAGATACAACAGCAGCTATTAATGATGCTCTTTTAAGAACAGTTACTGGAACAGTATCTTCAGGTGGTTCAACAGCATTTAGTACTTTTAATGCTTCTACTACTACTGGTGCTACTACATTGAGTACAGCACAGATTCCAAGCCATACTCATACCTATCAAGTACCATACGCAGCAATGCAGGCACTAAGAAGTGGGGAAGGTACAGGAGCTTTTCAATCAGCTTATAGGAACTTACTTACTGGTGGTACTACAGGAGCTGCTGGTAGTGGAGGTTCGCATACCCACTCATTAGCTACAAGTATTAAGTACTACGATTTTATTATAGCAAGTAAAGACTAATGCAAAAAGAAGTAGATATAATATGTCCTCTTGTTAAAAATAGGACTTTTCCTGAATGTTGTGAAGGATGTGTCTTTGCTATAAAAACTTTAGATACTAACAAACTTATTGGATGTGCTATTAGAAAAAATGTAAAACTTCTTTCTGAAAGACAAAAGATAAGTAGGAAAAGTTTAAATAAAGTAACTAATTTAAAAAGAAGGATGATGAATGGCAACTCAGAAAGTTAAATATTGCCCTTTAATAAAAGATGAGTGTATAGAAGATGGAGCAATAAAAGATGGTAAGTTAGTTGCATGTAACTTTTGGGTTAAGCTTAGAGGTAAAGACCCTCAAACAGGACAATCAGTAGATGATGGAGACTGTGCAATTAATTGGATACCTATGTTGCTTATTGAAAATAATAAAGTTAATCTAGAATCAGGAGCTGCAATTGAATCATTTAGAAATGAAATGGTAAAGGCAAATGATAAAAATACACAGATTTTAATAAAAAAACTAGAGCTAAATACAAACAAAAGTGAACCTAAACTTATTAAAGGAAATTAAATGAAAGTAACCATAATTAAAGATGATAATGCTGTATATAAAGATAATATATCTTATATGGGATTAGATTTATTTTTTATACCTGCAGATATTCATGCCTTACAATGGAAAGATACTACAGGATGGATTGAATATAATGATGAAGAAACTCAACCTCAACCTATTTCAATGCTACCTTCTTGGGCAGAAGATTGTTTACTAGCATGGCAAAAAGCTTATGATGAAGAACAAGCTTTTATAGAATTAGAGAAAAAACTAGAAGCAGAACGTCTAGCATTAGAAGCATTAGAAGAAGCAGAACGTTTAGAAAAAGAAGCAGCTAAAGCAACTTCTGTTGTATAGTTATGGTAGAGGTTAATTTAAAGAAGACACCTTTTCCACATGCAATTATAGATAATTTTTACTCAGAAGAAGAGTTAGAATTACTTTGGAAAGAGATGGAGTATCTTACTTCTCCTAACAGAATGGTAAAGTCAGGTAAAGACTTAGGAACGGCAGAGAGCAGCTTATCTGCTACTCCGCTATCAAATGGACATGGTATCTTTTTAGGTGATATTTATAAAGAAGAAAGTTACTCTGATATACTTACAATTACTAATAAAATATTTAATCCTAATTTGTTAGAAGAAATTTCAAATTTAAATTATTTATATGGCGATGTACCAAGTTTAAATAAAAGTAGTACAAAGCTAAGATATTATAATGATACAGAAGAGTACTTTAGCCATAGAGATACTTCTAGATATACAATGATAAGTTACTTTTATAAAGAACCAAAAGCTTTTACAGGTGGCGATTTACACTTTAAAGACTTTGATTACACTATTGAAATTAAACCTAATAGAGTAGTGTTTTTTAAAAGTTGTTTATATCATGCTTCTACTAAACTAATAACAACAAAAGAAGATAAAGCTTTTTCAAGTATGGGTAAATATTCCATCACTAAATTTTTGGAGTCTGACTTGTGTTAATAAAGTATAATGAGTTTTTAAATACTTCAGATATGGACTATATTAATAATATAGCTATGTCTAAAGGTTGGATTTGGGGTCACTCATCAGCAGAAAATAATCCAAATTATTTTTGGAGATATGATGATTTAGAAACTGATAAGTTTTTTAACGAATACTTATTCAATAAAATTAAAGAGCTTACTAATGATGAATTAATATTAGAAAGAGTCTATTTAAATGGTCATACAGCATGTAGTCAGGGTACTCCTCATCAAGACTCAAAAGACCCTAATGGTAGAACTTTTTTAGTATACTGTAACGATGTATGGAAATCTGAGTTTGGTGGAGGTACTGCTTTTGTAGCAGATGATGAAGTAGCTACTGTAGCTTTTAAACCTAAAGCTGCAATTTACTTTCAGAATAATATCTTTCATCATGCTACACCTTTAAGTAAAAATTTTAAAGGTTTAAGAGTTACGTTAGCATTTAAAATGAGGTTAGCTAATGTATAGTATATTTCATACTTCTCATTGTGGCAGTACTTTATTAAGTGCTTTGTTAAGTAAATCTTTACCTTCTTATGCTGAACCTAATTGGTCACATCAGTTATGCAATGTGGATGATAAATTATTTTATATAGAGGCTCACCAACCTAAAGGTAGTATTGTAAAGTACTCAAGTGCTTACTGTAGTTTAATGCCTAAACTAAAAGGTAAAAAGATTTTTATCTATAATAAACTTTATCCTCATTTAGTTAAGCATGCTAATAATCAAAGAGGTTTAGAGTTTCAAAGAGACATAATACTACAAGATTTACATACAAAGTCTACAAAGCATGTTTATCCTCTTGGACAAATAGTTGCAGAAAAAGCTTATTTATGGGCAGATAGAATGTATTATGCTTTTGATTCAGAAGATACAATATTTATTGATTGTGAAGAGTTATTTAAAAATAAACACTATGTATTAGAAAAAATATGTGCTTTTTTAGAAATTCCTTATATATATACTGGTATTGATTATCATGTAAAAGCAGCAGGTTTTTTGCACAAAGATGACCCTATTAACTTAGACTTAGTTCTTAAAAAAGATAAAATTAGAATAATAGAACCTTATCGTCCTTTTAATAAAGACTTACTAGATTGGTGTTATGAATCTTATGGTTCTAAAGGTCTATTATCTTCTTTTATATACTAATATGAAAATACTAATATTTGGATTATCAGGTTCAGGAAAAACAACTCTAGCTAATAGATTAAATAAGTATCTAGGTTATACAAGAATCAATGCAGATGAAATAAGAGCTTTATGTAATGATTGGGATTTTACCACAGAAGGTAGACTTCGCCAGGCTAAAAGATTAAAAAAATTATCAGATATACCTAAAGATAGTATAACTGATTTTATAGCACCAACAGCAGAGATGAGAACTATTTTCAATGCTGATATAACAATATGGATGGACACTGTAAGTAGTAGTAAGTATGAAGATACAGATGTTTTATTTGAAAATCCAATAGATGTAAATTATCATGTAACTGATAAGGATGCAGCTAAGTGGGCAAAATTAATATATGAGGATATTTAATGGCAACAACTGCAACGCAAGTACATGAAAAGCTACACTCTCATGAAGAGATATGTGCTTTAAGATATGAAGCTATACACATGAGGTTAGACAAATTAGAACGCTTAATGATGAAGGCTATTTGGTCAGTAATGACAGTGATGTCAGCAGGGATAGGTGCATTATTTTTACTAATCTTAAAATAGCATTCCACAAATTTCATTCAGGAGAATTTATTGATGATTTATTTTATATGGGTGACTGGTACCATAGTTCTATGGGAACTTATTATACGCAGCAAATTGATAGTAAGCGTAGACTCTTTGAAGAGGAGCCTAGTAAAAGCAAACCTAAGGTTAAAAAAAGCTTGGAAAAGTCTCATTAGCGAGGAAGTATAATGTTAAATCTTTTAATACCTTTAATTTCTACAGTAATTGACAAAGTTGTTCCTGATAAAGTAGGAGCAGAAAAAGCAAAGCAAGAGATTGAGAAGACTCTTATTGAGAATGCGAATCAATTAAATCTTGCACAGATTGACGTAAACAAAGTAGAAGCAGCTAATAGTAATCTTTTTGTAAGTGGTTGGAGACCAGCTATTGGTTGGAGTTGTGCTTTTGGTTTCTTTTGGTTATTTATAGGGTATCCTATGGCTGACTGGATGCTTTACTTAAATGGTATTGAAACAGAGCTACCTAAGATTGATTCAGAGATTTTAATGGAGCTTACCTTCGGAATGTTAGGTATGGCAGGTTTAAGAACATTTGAAAAAATAAAGGGTGTAACTAAGTAATGACTCCTCATTTTACATTAGCTGAGTTTACAGCAAGTAATACTGCAATAAGATTAGATATAGATAATACACCAACAGAAGAAGCATTAAAGAATCTTCAAATACTTGCAAAAGGATTAGAAAATGTTCGTACAAAACTCGATGGTAATGCTATACGAATTTCTAGTGGGTATCGCTGTATTGAACTCAATCGTTCTGTTCGTTCCAAAGATGGTTCCTATCACGTTAAAGGACTAGCGGCAGATTTTACTTGTCCTGGTTATGGTACAGTTAATGATGTTATGCGTACTATTGCTAACTCAGGCATAGAATTTGACCAATTAATTTATGAGTTTAATTCATGGATTCATATAGGATTTCCTGAAGAAGGAAAGAAAGCAAGACGACAAATATTTGCAATAACAAAGAATGGAGTAGAAGCGTATGACTATTGATTATCGAGGTGAAAAGTTTTCAGGTTATAACAAACCTAAGAAAACTCCAAGTGGAAGTAAATCTCATGCAGTGTTAGCTAAAGAAGGAGATAAGGTAAAACTTATTCGCTTTGGTCAACAAGGTGTTAGTGGAGCTGGAGCTAATCCTAAGACTTCTTCTGAAAAAGCAAGACAAAAATCATTTAAAGCTCGACATGCTAAAAATATTGCTAAAGGCAAAATGTCAGCAGCTTACTGGGCAGATAAAGTAAAATGGTAGTTAAAGCGAAAAGTACAGTAAATAAAGCAGGTAACTATACTAAACCTACTATGCGTAAAAATCTTTTTAATAAGATTAAAGCTGGTAGTAAAGGAGGTAATCCTGGTCAATGGTCTGCTCGTAAAGCTCAATTACTTGCTAGTGAATATAAAAAAGCAGGTGGAGGTTATAAATAATGGCTCTTGCTAAATCACAGAAAAGCTTAAAAAAATGGACTGCACAAGAATGGACTACTTCTAGTGGTAAGCCTAGCGAAGGTAAAAGACGTTATTTACCTAAGGCTGCTTGGGATTCTTTAAGTCCTGCAGAAAAGAAAGCTACGAATCAAGCTAAAGCAAAAGGAACTAAGCAAGGCAAACAATTTGTAGCTCAACCTAAAAGTGTAGCTAAGAAAGTTAAAAAATACAGAGCATGAGTAAAATAGATGAAATAAGACAGGCTGCTGAATCAGACCTCTTAGTCTTTATTAAATTATTAGCTCCACATTTAATGTTAGGTGCTATACATGAAGAGATAATTCAATGGTGGGGTCGTAGTGAGGCTAAACACAATCAGCTTGTCCTGCTGCCTCGTGGACACATGAAAAGTAAGCTTATAGCATACAGGACTGCTTGGCATATTACTAAACATCCTGAAACTACAGTACTTTATGTATCTGCTACTGCTGACTTAGCAGAAAAACAATTGTATGCTATTAAACAAATTATTGATTCTAGTATTTATCGTAGATATTGGTCTGATATGATTCATCCTGAGGAAGGTAAACGAGAAAAGTGGGCAGTTGCTGAGATTGCTGTAGACCATCCTCAACGTAAATTGGAGGGTATTCGAGATGCAACTTGTAAAGCTGTTGGTCTTACTAGTAATACTACTGGCTTTCATGCTGATGTTGTCATTTTGGACGATATTGTCGTTCCTGGCAATGCATATACACAAGATGGTAGAGAAAAAGTAGCTTCAGCTTATTCACAACTAGCTTCTATTGAGAATCCTGGTGCATTTGAATGGGTAGTAGGTACTAGATATCATCCTCGTGATATTTACGATACGATGATTAACATGCAAGAAAGTTTGTATGGAGATGATGGAGAACTAGAATCAGAAGAAGCTGTATATGAACTATTTCAAAGAGTAGTAGAGACTGATGGTGAGTTCTTATGGGCAAAGCAAACAAGAGCAGATGGTAAACAATTTGGATTTGATTCTAAAGAGTTAGCCCGAATTAAAGCTAAGTATGTAGATAATACTCAATTCTATGCTCAATACTATAATAATCCTAATAGCACAGAAACAGCAAGGATTGATTCTAATAACTTTCAATATTATGAAAGAAGTCTTCTTACAAATAGAGAAGGTGATTGGTATATGAAAGATAGAAAACTTAATGTTTATGCAGCAATTGACTTTGCGTTTTCATTAAGAAAGAAGGCTGACTTTACAGCACTTGTAACTGTAGGAGTTGACTCTTTAGGAAACTTTTATGTACTTGACATAGATAGATTTAAAACAGAACGGATTGTAGATTACTATGACCATATTGTTCAAGCTTGGCAAAAGTGGGGTTTTAGGAAGTTAAGGGCTGAGACTACTGTTGCACAACAAACAATTGTTCGTGAATTAAAAGAAAGTTATCTTAAACCTAATGGTATTCCTTTGTCAATAGATGAATTTAGACCAACACGAAGTTTAGGTGATAAGTTTGAAAGGGTTAGTGCAGTACTTGAACCTAAGTATGATAACTTGCAAATATGGCATTATAAAGGTGGTAATTGTCAAGCATTAGAAGAAGAACTAGTAATGGTTCATCCTCCTCATGATGATATTAAGGATGCTTTATCTAACGCAATCTCGATTGCTATTATACCTAAACAAAGGTCAGGAGCATTTCAAGTAAACAAAAATGTTATGTCACACTCTCGCTTTGGCGGTGTATCTTATTAAAGGAAAAGTAAATGGCAGGTAAAATAGCACAAATTAGACAAATGTTTGAAGAACGAGATGGTTTAGCAAAACAACTATCACATCTTTATAATAATTGGTGGATACAACGAAGTGAAAAAGAAGCAGAATGGAGAGAACTTCGGAACTATCTTTTTGCAACAGATACAACTAAAACAACAAACTCTAAGCTTCCGTGGAAGAATAAGACTACATTACCTAAGCTTACACAGATTAGAGATAACTTGCATGCTAACTATTTAGATGCTCTTTTTCCTAATGACAACTGGATGAAGTGGGAAGGTTCTAATCTTAAAGATTCTACTAAAAAGAAACGTAAAGCTATTGAGTCTTATCTTAAAACGAAGTTAAAAGAATCTAACTTTAGAGAAACTGTTTCACAATTACTTTACGATTATATTGACTATGGAAATACTTTTGGTGAGGTAGTATTTGCTGATGAACGTCATATTGACCCTTTTGATGGTGAAGAAGTAATTACTTATAGAGGTCCTAAGTTAGTTCGTCTATCTCCTTTTGATATTGTATTTAATCCTACAGCAAGTACATTTGCAGACTCTCCAAAGTTTACTCGCTATGTTAAATCAGTTGGAGAACTTAAGAAGGACTTTAAATATCGTCCTGACCTTAACTATGATGAAGAAGCTTTTAAGAGTGCTATGGACTTCCGTAGAGCAATTACAGCATTTAAACAGGAAGATGTAAACAAAGCAGAAGCTTTTATGGTTGATGGCTTTGGTTCATTGCAAGAGTATTACCAATCAGGATTAGTTGAGATTATTGAGTTTGAAGGTGATATCTATGATGAGATTAATGATGAGCTTTTAGAAAGACGTATCATTACTATTATTGATAGAAGTTATGTTATTCGCAATGTTGAGAATCCTTCTTATTTACGAAGAGATAACAAACACCATGTAGGTTGGAGAAGTCGTCCTGATAACCTTTATTGTATGGGACCTTTAGATAACTTAGTAGGTTTACAGTACCGTGTTGACCATCTAGAGAACTTAAAAGCAGATGCTCTTGATATGACTATTCATCCACCATTAAAAATTAAAGGTGATGTAGAACCATTTGAATGGCATCCTGAAGCTACGATTCACATTCCTGAAGATGGCGATGTAGAAGCTATGCCTCCTAATGCAGCAGCGTTCCAAGTAAATAATGAGATTGCTGTGTTATTAAGTATTATGGAAGAGATGGCAGGTGCTCCTAAAGAAGCTATGGGTTTCCGAACTCCTGGTGAGAAGACAGCTTTTGAAGTACAACAATTAAGTAATGCTGCTTCACGGATTTTCCAACATAAAATTAATAAGTTTGAAGTTGAGTTTTTAGAACCAGTACTCAATACAATGTTAGAGATGTCTAAACGTAACTTAGATGTTGCAGAGGTAGCTCGAACTATTGATGATGATATTGGTGTACAAGACTTTATGACTATTACTAAAGAAGATATTACTGCACGAGGTAGATTGCGTCCAATAGGAGCTCGACATTATGCAGCTAGAGCACAGTTAGTTCAGAACATGATAGGCTTATTTAACAGCCCTATGGGACAATTAATCTCTCCGCATATTTCAGCTAAACGATTAGCAGGTATGGTAGAAGAGTATATGGGCTTTGAACAGTATGAGTTTATTAAAGACAATGCAGCTTTATTTGAACAAGGAGAAACAGCTAAGTTACAACAGCAAATTCAAGCAAGTATTCAAGCAGAGCAAGCACAACCAGGAATGGAAGAGCAGATGTTAGGACAACAAGAGCAAGCTTTAGGTAATGAAGTAGCACAACTTCCTCCTGAAGAAATGCCTCAAGTATAATAACACTTGACTTTTTTATAAATCTGTGATATAATATTATTTATAATAAAGTAATTAATAATCTTTAATAATAAATTATATAATTATATCTTTGATAATAACTAGAAATTTAACTAAACTATGGATTTAAAATCAGAAAAGGCTAGGAGTCTGACCAAGAATCAGGTCTTTGAAGAACTTAACAAGTATTTTAAAGAGCAGATAGAACTGTCACAAAGAAAATGTATGGATGAGTCTAATTTTTCTCATCCTGCATGGTCTGAGTTACAAGCCTATCAACTTGGATTACAAAAAGCATTTACAAAGGTTCTAAATCTCATACCTGACCAAGGAGAGCAATAATGAGTGAAGAAACATTAAACGAACAAACAGAGCCTAGTACTAACGAAGCTCCTGTAGTAGGTACCTCAACAACAAAATTTGAAATTCCGACCGAAGCTCAAGAGTTTGTAGGCGAGGGTAAGAAGTATAAGAGTGCAGAAGATGCTCTTAAATCAGTTCCTCATGCACAACAGCATATATCCACATTAGAACAAGAGTTGGCTGCTGTAAAAGAAGAACTATCTAAGAGACGAACCACTGAAGAACTTCTTGATGAAATAAAGTCTGGCGTTCAGCCTGAGCGGACTGCACAGTCGCCTGAATTAGATACAGATAGATTAGAACAATTAGTTTCACAAACTTTAGAAAAGCGTGAGATGCAACAAAGTGCAAAACAAAATGCTTCTTCAGTAGCTAATAAGTTTACTGAGAAGTTTGGCGATAGTGCACAAACAGCATATGACCAAATTGCTAAAGATAATGGATTAACTGTTCTGCAATTAAATAACTTAGCTGCTACTTCCCCAAGTGCGGTTCTAAGACTGGCAGGACTAGATGGTAAAACAGCTACTACAATTGCTAAACCAACTGGTACTGTAAATACTCAATCTTTACGAGGAAATCCAACAGATGAATTATCTGCTAGAGTTCCACGCGGAGCGAGTACTAAAGACTTAGTAAACGCTTGGAAAGCTGCTGGCGAAAAAGTAAAATCTAAATATAACTAAGGAGACTTAAATGTCACAATTAACAGGAAATACTACAGCTTTTATTGAAGCTCAACAGTATTCTCAGTTCATCCTTGAAAACTTACATGATTACCTGTTGCCTGAAGGCATGTGGCGAGATGTATCTGACTTCGGTTCAGGTACAACTTTAAACATCAAAACAGTTGGTTCTGTAACAATTCAAGATGCTGCTGAAGATACACCTTTAAACTACTCACCTATTGATACAGGTACATTACAACTTACAATTACTGATTATGTTGGTGATGCATGGAAAGTTTCAGATGACTTGCGTGAAGATGGTTCACAAGTTGATTCATTAATGGCTATGCGTGCTATGGAATCTACTCGTGCTCTTGGTGAAAACCACGAATCACGTTTCTTATCAGTAGCAAACCTTGCTCAAACAGCAGCAGGTGTAAACTTAGTAAACGGTCGCCCACATCGTTGGGTTGGTTCTGCTGCAGCTAATGCACGCACTGTCACACTACAAGACTTTATCTCTATGAAACTTGCTTTCGATAAAGCTAATGCTCCTGCTAGTGGTCGTATTGCTATCGTTGACCCAGTTGTTGAAGCTAGTCTAAATAGTATCTCTAATTTAGTTAGCGTTTCTAACAACCCAATGTTTGAAGGTATCGTTACTGAAGGTTTTGCAAAAGACCATAAGTTCGTTAAAAACATTTTTGGTTGGGATATCTACACATCTAACTTCTTACCTACATTGACTGCTGCAGAAGCTATTGATGCTTCAGGCTATGGCTTGACATCTGAAACAGCAGCTATTGGTGATAAGGCTAACGTATTTATGTGTATTGCCGATGACTCATGTAAACCAGTTATGCATGCATGGAGACGTGCTCCGCAAACTGAAGGTTGGCGTGATGAAGAAACTCGTTCTGATAAGTTCCAAGTAACTTCTCGTTTCGGCTTTGGTGCACAAAGGGTAGATACTCTAGGTGTTATTCTAACTCATCCATCAAATTACTAGGAGATTATTATGGGATTTGAAATTGATGCAAAACGTGGCGTTGCAAACCACTACGGAGTTAGAACTACTGATGGTTCATTAGGTGCAGGTGCTTGTGATGACTTGTATAAATGGGCTGTATGGGATTTTGATTACAACAATCTTCCAACATATGGTTCTAATAATCTACAACAAGTAGTTCCTGCAAATGCTACTATTGTTTCTGCAGAATTAATTGTAGATACAGCATTTACATCTACATCTACAACAACTGATTTAGTAGTTGGCTTATATACAGCAGCAGGTGATGCTATTGATGCTGATGGTTTAATTGCTGCTACTGATGCTACTCAAACAGCTATTCTTGTGGAAAATAGTCGCATTGTTGGTGCTGGTGATTTAGTTAATAAAGGCATTGGTGCTGTAGCAGGTGAACTAGTTGTTGCAGGTACTGACACAGACCTATTAACAGGTGCTGGTCGTGTAATTGTGAAATACGTTTACAACAAGTAAGACCTCGAAGGAGGGTACTTTTTCTCGGAAGTGCCTTCCTTCCCTAATTTAATACAAGGAATTTAGAATGACAATTCAACATAATATTATTGCTGACCCTGATATTCATGAGCCCAAGGGAGTAGCGACTGCTGCAAGCAATAGCATTTATGTAGCAAACGGAAGTGGCTCAGGCGTTTGGACAGTACCAGCACCTTTAGCAGGTTTTCCATCAGCTCTTGATGGGCACGTATTTATTGCAGATGGAGCAGGAGGAGGTTCTTGGACCTATCCTGTAGAAGGTCAAGATACTGCTTTAGATGGACAAGTATTTATATCTGATGGTGCAGGTGGAGGCTCCTGGGCTTCTCCTACAGACCATCCTATTGCAGAGATATATATTGCAGGAGGTACGACAGTACATACTTTAGCTGCCGCTAGTGCTTATACTTTACTAAACCCTGTAGGTGAGTGGACAGAAGGAGTTACTAATGTTCTAACAACTACTGCAGGAAGTGGACATATCAATTTAGAGAAAGCAGGTAATTACTACATTAGTTTTTGGGCTAACTTTACAACAGCCTCTGTTTCTACAGGAAGTGCCTATAAATTTAAGTATAGTTTAGATGGAGTACTTTCAACAAGATTGTTTCAAATAGCTAAGTTTACTAACGGAGCAGACCAAGTAGCAGTATCCGCATCTGGAATAGTAACAGCAACAGCAGGTCAAGAACTTGCTATATATGCTGCAGGTGATGGTACTTCAAGTTCTACAAATATAACAGTTACTGAAGCAGGGTTACAAGCCTTGTATTTATCATAGGATATTATTATGGCTAAGATGACACTACTTGACATGACCCAAAACATTTTATCTGATATGGATTCAGATGAAGTAAACAGTATCACAGATACTCAAGAGGCTCTTCAAGTAGCAACAATTATTAAAACTACTTACTATAATATTATTGATGGTAGAGACTTTCCTTTTCTTTATGAAATGTTTCAAGTTAATGCTGTAGGAGGTACTGCAAGACCTACACACATGAAACTACCTGAAGATATTATTGATTTAAAGTGGATTAAGTACAATAATAAAAAACTATCTGATATTAAAAATAAGTATGAGAAAATAGAGTATAAGAATCCTGAAGACTTCTTACAAATAACAGATAGTAGAGATAGTTCTGCTTCAGATATCTTAGTTGTACAAGACTCTAGTGATATTCGAATTAATGTTTATAATGACAGAGGTCCTAAATACTTTACATCCTTTGATGATGAGAACTTAGTATTTGACGCATACGACTCAGTAAAAGAAACAAACTTAACTGAAGATAGTACACAAGGCTATGGTAAGCGTTCCGTTACATTTTCTTTAACAGACTTATTTACTCCTGACCTTCCAGTACAAATGTTTAGTTATTTGCTTTCAGAAGCTAAGTCAACAGCTTTCTTAACATTAAAACAAATGGCTAACCAAAAAGCTGAACAACAGTCTGTATCACAAAAGCGTAGAATGTCTCAAGATGCTTGGCGACTTAAGAATGGTATTACCTATGGAAACTATGGTCGTACTAAAGGAAGTTCTTTTTCTAGGAGAAAAGACTAATGCTAACCTCTAACACCAAAGCTTTTGTTAATGCTCAACAATATGGAAAAGCAAAAAAGAAAGTAGCTAATCCATTTAAACACCTTCAATCTAAACTTAAACCTAGGAGTAAATAACATGATGTATAAATCACCAGTTGCTAAAATGACAGCGAAAAAGAAACCTAAAAACAAAGATGCAAAAAGTGGTTATGGTAAACCTATGACTATGAAAAAGAAAGTGATGAAGAAGTAATGCCTTTAAAAAAAGGAAGTTCGAAGAAAGTTATCTCTTCTAACATTAGAACAGAAATAAAACATGGTAAGCCTCAGAAACAAGCTGTGGCTATTGCCTTATCTAAGGCAGGTAAAAGTAAAAAGAAAAAGGTATAAGCATGAGTGAATTTAAAACACCAGGCAATAAAACAATAGAAGCGTACATAGAGCCCTCAACGGCTCATGTGCGTATTCGACTTAAAGAAGGTGGCAAACTTCCTGAGGAACTCTCAGGTGTTTATACTTCTATGGCTATAGCTGAGTTAGCTATTAATACTTATTTATTAACAAATAAAGAAGTTCAAACTGAAGTAGCAAAGAAAAAGGAAGTTAAAAAAGAGTTTATTAAAGACTTTGTTGCTGAACATAAGGACGACTAATGGCAGCTAAAACTGAAAAGGTCTTTAACACTTTTGTCAAGGGATTGATAACTGAGGCAAGTCCTCTTACATTTCCTGAGAATGCTTCACTTGATGAAAAGAACTTTGTTCTTAATAGGGATGGTTCGCGTTCTAGACGTTTAGGTTTAGACTATGAAGACCTTTACGAAAAAGTATCTACAGGATTTACTGCTGAACAGTTAGCTACAGGCAAACAATCTTTTCATAAATGGGAATCTCCAGGTGGCGATACAACAGTATCTATTGGTGTTGTTCGTATAATTAATAAACTTTGGTTTGTTGACTTACTAACAACTAATCCAAGTGGAAATCTATTAAATAGTGGAAGTCCTATTACTATTACAGGATTAAGTACAAGTAATATTGAAACTACTTCTATTAATAACAAGTTAATTATTGTCTCTTCAGATTTAGACTATCCAGTAGTTCTATCTTATACTCCTTCTACTGAAGCAGTAACTCAAACAAATAAAATTATTTATGTTCGAGATATTTGGGGAGTAGAAGATGGTTTAGACAATGATATTAGACCTGCTACATTATCACAGGCTCATAAGTATAATCTTCGTAATCAGGGCTGGAATGAATCTATTGTTACAACAAGTGGAGCTGATGCAATTAATCAGACCTTTACTGACTTAGGTGTATATCCAAGTAACTCAGATGTATGGACTTTAGGTAAAATAAGTAATCCTGCTAGTGCTAACTATGAAAAGTTTGACCCTGCTACAATGGAAAGAAACTCAACTTCTAAATTCCAAGTAGCTAGAGGTTCGTTTATAATTGATGCATTCAATCGTGGAGCAGACAGGGTAGGACTATCAGATGCTACTGGACTGCCTACAGACCAAGAGCAAGGTACGATTACTACTCTAGCTTCCTATGCACAACGAGTCTTCTACTCAGGTGTATCTTCTAATGTAGTAAATGGTGATGCTTACTCTCCTAACTATTCAGGATATATTTTCTTTACTCGAGTTATTCAATCAGATGATGACTTAGGAAAATGTTACCAAGAGGCTGACCCTACTGATGTAGCTATTAGTGACTTAATTGACTCAGATGGTGGCTCTATTCAAATCCCTGAAGCAACTAAGATTGTTAAGATTGCAGCTTCTCAAGCGTCTCTTTTAGTATTCTGTGAGAATGGTGTATGGGAAGTTTATGGAGATACTGGTGGATTTATTGCAACATCTTTTCAGACATCTAAGATTTCTACGAATGGTATTTTAAATCCGCAATCAGTAGTTAATGTGAATGGTACCTTTATTTATTGGTCTAAAGCAGGTATTTATGTACTAACTCCTGAAGCAGCTAGTGGACGATTTAAAGCAGAGTCTATCTCTTTAACTTCTATTCAGTCATTGTTTTTAGAGATTCCTGATTTAGCTAAGAATAATTGTAAAGGTTTTTATGATGAAAAAGAAAACCGAGTACGCTGGTTATATAATGACTCAGATACTTATACTCAAGTCAATTATCTTAATAAATATAATAAAGAATTAGTTTTAGATTTAACACTGCAAGCTTGGTATGTAAATGAGATATCAGACTTAGCTTCAAATTCTCCTTTTGTTGCAGACTACATAGAGGTTCCTGGATATGCTGTAAGCTCTATTGATACTGCTGTAGAGGTAGGAGGAGATGGAGTTATTGTTACTTCAACTGACCAAGTAGTTATTACAGAACCATTACTAATTAATCGAAGTGCTTTATTTAGTTTCTTAACTATTAGTGGAACAAGTTTTACTATTGCTAAATATAAAAATACAGGCTTTGTAGATTGGTTTGAAGAGGATGATACTGGAGCAGACTATAGTAGCTATATTATAACAGGCTATGAACTCTTTGGTGATTTAATGAGAGAGAAACAAGTCCCTTATATATTCTTTTACTTTAAGAAAACTGAAGATGGCTATACTGACTCAGGCTCAGGACTAATTCTTAATAATCAATCATCTTGTAAAGTACAAGCTCAATGGAATTGGGCTAATAGTACTAATAGTGGTAAATGGGGACCTGAGTTTCAAGCTTATAGATTAAATAGATTCTATATGCCTTCAGGAGAATCTGACCCTTTTGATAATGGTGACTCTGTAATTGTTACAAAAAACAAAGTAAGAGGTTCAGGAAAGACTTTAAGTTTAAAGATTACCTCTGAAGCAGGAAAAGATATGAAACTATTAGGATGGGCACTTCCAGTTACAGCAGCCTCTATTGTATAAATGTCTGAAGTAGTAAGTCTTTATGAAGAAGAAGGAGCCTTTATCAGGCTTCGTTGGGATGAAGTACTAGGTGTTTGGGTAATGCATTTAGATTGCACAACATGGAGCAAGTCTGAGTTCAAACGATATATGAAAATATTTAAGATGGTTCTTTCTGACTTGAAAGCCAAAGGAATTAACGAAGTCTATGGACTTTGTGAAGACATGAAAGCAGTTAAATTTAATAAAATGTTTGGTGCAACTGTTGTAAAACATATGTGTTTAATGGACGATGGAAGCTATCAAATTTTAATGAGAATGGAGACATAACATGGGTGGAGCAGTTAAAGCAGTTGCTAAAGTAGTAGGTAGTGCAGCAGGATTTTTTGGAGGTCCTTTAGGTACACTTGCCTCATTAGCTTTCCAAGGCTATAGCATGATGCAAGAAAGAAAGCAAGGCAAAAGGGCATCTAGAGCAGCTACTGCTCAAGCACAAATTCAACAAAAGCAAGAGGAAAGCCGAGTTCGATATTCACAAGTACAAGCACAACGTGAACGAATTGCACAGCAACGTCAAGCTCGTATTCGTCAAGGACAACTTGTAGGACAAGCTGGTGCAGGTGGTATAGGAATGGCAGGAACTTCAGGATTTACAGGAGCTTCTAGTTCTATTGCTTCTCAACTAGGAACTAACATTGGAAACATTGGTGTAGCTCAAGGCTTTGCACAAGAGCAATCAGGTTATAATATTGCAGCAGCACAACAAGCAACTACAGCAGGACAAGCTACAGCCTCTGCTGCAGGATGGAATCAAATGGCAACTCTAGCAAGTAATGTAAATCCAGGAAATTTTGGTAATATCTTTGATATCGAAAAAAAAGCTTAAGGAGTATTAATGTTTAAAGCAACAGACCAACTAGCTCCTCAACCAGCTCCTACCGAAGCATTAGTGCCTAGTAAAAAAGCTGTAGACAAAGCTTATTTTACAGCTAAATCCTATGAACCTGGAGAAATGGACTATATGTTTAATAAGGTTCATGATGACCTTGTTGAAACTGGCTATTCAGATGCTGTACAGAACGCAACAAATCAGTTTGTTGAAGAGCAGAACTCTGAGAATAAACTTATTATAGCAAACCTTATTGAAGATGAGACTGTACCTAAGGTTCAAAAAATACAGTTGCTTCAACAATATAGAGAAGGCTTTGTAAGTACAGACTTACGAGATAAGTATGCTATACAAATAGCTTCTCGTGATAATAGTACTACTCCAGTTGAACAAGAAGCACAAGAGCTCCGTGTAGATGACTTACAAGCAAACCTACAAACAGCCTCTCAGTCAAGGGACTTAAATGATGCCGATGATGCTTTAGAAGATATTGGTGGTGAGGTTATATCTTTAGCTAACTTTATTGTAGAGGGTATTGGCGGAGCTGCTGACTTTGGTGTTCGTATCTATGATGCTCTTAAACAAAAGGTTACTAAGGGTGAAGTAGACTGGATAGAAAACAGTACTGCAAAAGAGCGTCTAGGAGAAGGGTTTTTCCTTAAAGGTGGTTTGAACTTAACTGGCTGGAACTTGCGTTGGATGGCTGATAAATTAGGTATTCGAGAAGACTTTGATGAGTCCTATCTTAATACAGGTGCAGGTTTTGTTGGTGAAAAGATTACTGGTCTAGCTGATATAGCTGTGGAAAAAGGTCTTTTTAAGAATCGAGAGCAAGCTATGTTCTCTTTAGAGGCTATTGCTACTTTAATTCCTGCTGGTTTTACAGCAAAGAGAGCTTTAAAATTTCGTCATACTCCAAATGGTGGAGCTGATATTAACATTAAGGCAAATCCAAAAGCTGCTGGAGATGAGTTAGCAGATGCTATTGCTGACCCTGACCCTAAAAAAGCAAATAGAATGAATACAAATCAAGAGACTATTGCTGCTGAAAATATTCTCCCTAATGATATCAATGATATTCCTGATGATGTAACTCCTGATATTAATACTCGTCTAGACAAGTTCTCAGGTGTTGAAGACATGACTATGCAAGAACGCTTAGTGTTTGAAACAGCTATTGATGACTCTCTAGTTAAACGTGAAGCTAGGATTGCAGATAGGAATAGACGAATAGATGTAGCAGAAGCTTCAGGATTATCTGTAAATACAGCTAACTCACAAATTCAAATGCTAGGTAATTACTTAACAGGTCGCTTGACTTTTACTCAAACTCCTGATTATGCCTTTGCTTCTAAAGGTGCTGCTATTGAAGCTGCTAAACGATTAAAAACATTAGCTGACGAAATGGATGCAAAAGAGGTTGGCTTTGACTTGGCTCAAGGAATTGCAACTGAACGTAAAGCAATTAAAAATAATGTAATTATTCGAGATGTAAAGTCTAAGCAAGAGTTTACTATTGATGAGCTTGAGAAAACTAAAGTAGGCAGACGTAACTTTGTAGTTGAATATCGTTTTAATAAACAGTATGACTTACTAGGAGATGATTTACTTGGCAAACGCTTAGATGACTCTGAGATTTCTGTTCTAGGTAGTGAGTTTGTTGGTAGAGCTTTAAATAGAAGCTTTGCAGGTGAACAGTTATTTGGTACAGGCTTTGCTGCGAAATGGTTTGAGAAGTCTCGTGCTTCTCTATCTCCTAAATCAGGACGTATTGCTAGAGAGGTTCAACAAAACTTTAATAAAGTAGTTGACCAAAATAAAAAACTAAGTAAACCTTTAGCTCAAGTAATTAGTGAACAAGCTAAACAAGGTTTAGATTTACTAACAGAAACTCAACTGAATAGAATGTTTAGAGACCTTCCTCAAAAGGATATCAAGGCTCTAGATACTATGCAGAAAGCTTGGCGTGATACTCAAAACACTATCTATGAAATTACTAATGCAGGTGTAAAACAAAATCTTCTTAAAGAAGGTTACAAAAAAGGGTACTTTAATAAGAATGGTGTTTACGAAGGAGCTATTCGAGAGTTATCTCCTCAAGCTGCTAAAGAGCTAGACACTAAAGGTCTTAAAGTATATGACCCTGAGCTTGATGACTATGTATCAGTTAAACGTAATAAGGCTCGTGAAGATAGTTTCTATACAGAGGATGGACGTAAGCTTGTTAAAATGGAAGGTAACTTACGAGGTAAACTTGTAAAAGATAATAACAGCTCTGATTTTATGCTAGTTAAAGATTCTAATCTTGACGTACTACCTAATCAAGTAGTTACTAAGATGGGAGGTCACTATCATAAAGAGTATAAAAGCCGTTTCTTTGTAAGTGTTAAGCCTAAAGAAGGCAAGTTAATGCATAATGGTAAGCCTGTTACAGGTACTGCTATTAATGATTTCATTGTAACTAAAGGAACTTCTTCTACTAAGCCAGGTGCTGAAATGTTAGCACAACAGATTCTAAAGGACTTAGGAGATGACTTTGAAATTGCAGAGATTCGAAATGCTTCTATTGATAACTTAACAGACTATGTTTCAGAATATAGAATGGCAGAGGATGTTTATAAGAACAATGTTAGCCGAGTAGATATGCGAGTTCTACAAGGTGATGATGTACTTATTGACCCTAGAGAAGCTTTAAGTCGTGCTACTAATCGAATTGTTAAGACTGGTGTATATAGTCAGTTTGACCAAGGGTTTCAAAAAGCTTTTGTGCGAGACTTTAAAGATGTTCTTCCTGAAGGAAAGTTTCCTGACGCTGTTACTAAGATATCAGATAGAGGGAATCGTGCTCTATCAGGTCAAGCTGCGGAAGCTAGAAGACTTTGGCAACGTCAAACACATTTCCAAGGTAATCAAGTATCAGGTTTAGATGTTAAGTTTTCAAATATTCTTCATAGTGTAGCAGATGTATTTGATAAAATGGATACTAAGAAACTAGCTTTATTGACTAGAGACTTAGGTGATGTAGGTATTACAGGTGTAAACAATCAAGTAAAACGCTTTGCTTCACTCATGTATATTACCTTCTCTAGTCCTCTCAGACATCATGTAATACAACCTATGATGTACTATGAGCAAATGGCTATCTTTCCTAAGACGTTTAAAAAGACTATAGCTAAGACTCCTATGCACGTTATGGCACTACTTCATACAGGTAATCCTGTTATGAAAGGTACGTTGGATAAGATGCTTAAAACTATGAATAAGGCTGACAGAGCTGAGTTTGAACTTGAGCTTGCAGCAATGAAACGTCAAGGAGTTCTTGATTCTATTGACCAAAACTTGGCTGTACAAGAGGCTTTAAAAGGTCCTGTAGGTAAGCTTGAAAAGACTGGTAGTGTTGCAGAAAAAGTAGGAGAAGGCTTTGAAGCAGTTAAAGGTGCTTTTAATAAGTATGGATTCTCTTCAGGTGAGTTGACCAACAGGGTAGGTTTATGGTTGCAGAATAAAGAACGCTGGAAAGCTGACCCTAAAAATGCAGGTAAAGACTGGTCAGAGATTCGTAATGCGGATGATATTGGTTTTGAAGCTTGGAAACAATCAGGTGCTATGACCTCTTCAGGTGCATTAATTATGCAACGAATCCCTTTCTTTTCGTTCTTAACACAGTTCCAGTCTATTGGTATGAAGGGTTTTATGAATATCATACAAGACAATGCAACTAATCTAACTAAAGCTGATAGAGTAAAACTCACTGCAGCTCGGTTAGTTATGCATGGTCTAGAGTTTGGAGCTCCTTTAGCCTCAGGTAAGTATATCAACAACTACTTTAGAGAACATGAAGACCCTGAGGTACGCAAGGTAGCTTCTGAATTAACTCGTGGAGTTGTAGATAGAGCTTTCAATGAAATGACAGAGATGATAACAGGTGAGCCTAGTGATATAACAGTATCACTTTCAGGTTCTCTTGGAGCTACGAATGCCTATGCTGATACATTAGAACAAATGTTGCAGATTGGTAAGTTCATGATTAATGACCCTGATGCTAGAAGTCCTAATATTCCTTCAGTTCAAGCTTTGGGTAGAACCTATGAAAAAGTACAAGCTGTTTATGATATGTTTACGATGCAGCCTGTAACTCCTAAACTTGTTATGGAATCTGTGGCAAGTCTTGCTTCTGTAACTTCTGTAGGTAATAACCTATTTAGAGGTATAGAGATGTATACAATGGAAGAGTTGACCTCAGCCAAAGGTAATAAGAAGGGTTCTAAATATGATGTAGGACAGTTTGCTTGGCAAGCTCTAGGAGGCTTTAAATCTAGAGATGACTTTAACTCTCGAGTTATTAATGAGATTAAATATGATGTAGATAAGAAGGTTAAGATAGCTGCAGAAACTTATAATAGACGTATTAGTAATAATGCTAAGACTCCTGAAGAGGCTATGAAGTATATTCAGTTATCTGCTTCTATGCTAGTTCAAGAGGGTATTTATTCAAATACAGAGATGCAACAAGTGTTTAATATGATTATATCTGAACAGAAACGTAAGTTTACTTCTAATCAAATGGATAACTTATTCTCATGGATTAAACAATCAGATAGTAAGTCTGCGGATATGAATAAACTTAAGTCATTATTAAGTGAGCATTCTGACCCAGTTGTAAGAGATGCAATATCTTATGCAGATGGTAAATCACAAAAACAAATTTTTAAGGAAGAGTAACTAATGGCTAATTTTGGAGTAAAAACAACAGACTTAGGAAGTTCTAACTTCTCAGGCTATATTCAACAGGGTGTCGTAGACAAAGGTAAGGCTATGGATACTGCTGTAAACTTTAAAACTGTTTCTGATGTAGGTAACTTTGTTAATGATACTTACCAAGCATATGATAAATATAAGACTCTTAAACAAGTATCTGAAACTGTAGGTGAAGTTATTAATGAGCAGGAAGACAGAAGCCTTGCAGGACAACAAGCAGCACGAGATGAAAAACAAAGACTAGAACAAGAACAGGCAGACACAGAAAAGGCTTTAGGTTATGATGGTACTTATCCTACTATGCTTAACGCAAACCTTTCAGAAGCTACTCGAGGTATTCAAAACTCTCTTGCTGAAAAAACAGATAAACTCACTATGGCTAGAGAGCAAGGAGTTATGGATGACTTTGAAATGCAGGAGCGTTTAAAGAAAATCACTCGTGAAGCTATTACTAATAATCCTGCGTATGCTTCAGAGATTGTAGCTCATGTAACTAACGTTGCAGAGATGAATAATCTTACTGCTCGAATTAAACAAGATGCAGATACTCTTAAAGCTAGACAGGCAGCTTCAGATGCTGAAGCAAAAAGACTACTGACTTTAGCTAGTTCAAAAGACTATCAAATTGATATCTATGGTTCTAAGTACCAACTTGAAGATGGCAGCATGGATATGAATAGTATTGCTGCAGATGTTTCAACACGAACTCAAAAATTAAATCAAGATAGATTAGTAGAGGAATCTGTAAAAGGTAATACAGAACAGTATAAGATAAATGCTCAAGAGTTTATTGCGAACGGATGGCAGTGGGAATTAAACTCTAATACTATCTTAGGAGCTAAGAATAGAATTATTTCCATCTTAGATGGACAAGGTGATAGGGTAGCTAAGGTTTCTCAAATTCAACAAATTAAAGGTGAGTTACTAGCACGAAATAGAAAATTCTATGCTATGAAACAGATACCTAACAATGACCCTGAAATTGAGGCTGCTCATGCACGCCTTGAGGCTCAACT